TTCCAATATTGTTATCTGCTGTGGTAGTAGCATTTAATGCTGCATAGCCGATGCCTATATTATTCCCACCCGTTGTATTAGCATCTAAAGCCTTACTAATCGCTATGTTTGTGCTACCTGTCGTGTTTGAGTCTAAAGCTGAAGCGCCTATAGCAACATTTGCTTCTCCTGTGGTGTTTGCTGTTAAAGCATCTTTACCAACTGCTGTATTGTTATCGGCTGTGGTGTTTGCATCTAATGCTGCTATACCAACTGCTGTGTTTCCATCACCTGTCGTATTTGCGACTAAAGCCGACTTACCCACTGCTGTATTACCAGCACCTGTACTATTTGTGTACAAAGCATCAGCACCTAAAGCCGTATTTCCATCTGCGGTAGTATTTCCTGTTAATGCACGATAACCCACTGCTGCGTTATTTGCACCTGTGGTGTTTGATTGCATAGCAAAATAACCCACTGCTGTGTTATTAGACGCTGTTGTACTAGCATCTAAAGCTTGGTCACCTACTGCGGTGTTGTAACTACCTGTGGTGTTATTTTGTATAGTACTCATGCCAATAGCAGTGTTGCTTGAGCCAGTGGTGTTGTCATCTAAGGCGTGTGAACCAAGAGCTGTGTTTCGTGCACCAGTAGTGTTTGTGTCTAAAGCTATGTAACCAACTGCGGTGTTATATGCTCCTGTAGTATTTGCTGCTAAAGCTGACGAACCAACGGCTGCGTTATATGTACCTGTGGTATTTGCTCCTAAAGAATTATAACCGATTGCCACGTTGTTTGAAGCTGTGGTATTAGCATCAAGAGTGTTCAGCCCAAGCGCCACATTATAACCGCCTGTGGTGTTTGCTTGCATAGCAGAAGCACCCACAGCTACGTTTGCCGTTCCTGTGGTGTTTGCGGCTAAGGCAGCATTGCCAACGGCTGTGTTGTTAGAAGCTGTGGTATTGGCATACAAGGATTGATAGCCCACTGCAACATTATTTGACCCTGTGGTGTTTGCATAAAGCGTTAAATACCCTAAAGCATTATTATAATCACCAGTGGTGTTGACATACCCAGCTCTTCTTCCCATAGCGACATTAAATTGTCCTTCTGTATTAGCAACTAAAGCATCAACACCAACCGCTGTATTATAAGAGCCGTCTGTACCCGCACCTGTTGCGGCTAACGCTCCCTTTCCTATAGCGACATTGTCTACCGCTGTAGTATTAGCAGCTAAAGAACCATAACCAACAGCAGAGTTGTTATCACCAGTACTAATAGCAGTACCTGCTTCATCACCGACAACTACGTTATAATTACCACCGCTTTCAATGCTGTTACCTGCGTTGACACCTGCGCGGAAGTTACTTGTTCCTGCTGAAGCCGTGATAATATCTGCGCCATCTGCAAAGGTTACGTCTGCTGCAAAGTTGACAGCACCGTCTACGTCTACGATATCTAAATTTGATGTACCATCAATATCTATATCACCACTTATATCAAGAGAAGCGCCTGTTAGAACTCCTGCAACTGCAAGCGTACTAGCCATATCTACAGCGCCATCAATGTCCACGACATCTAGATTAGCTGTGCCATCTACGTCTATATCACCAGCAACAGTAAATCCTGCTGCTCCTACTAATTTTAAGTCATCAGCACTTTCATCCCAGAGCATATAAGCTCCAGAAGTAGCACCAAAGAACTTGACATCATATCCAGTATTATCTACTCCGACTGTTATTGGAGCAGTAAAATTAACAACACTACTATCTGCCGTAATAGTATCTAGAGCTATTGAACCTACATTAGTAATGTTAGCATCATTAAAGCTAGTAGCTCCAAGTGTATTTGCTGCGGCTGTAGAAGTTAATCCAGCAGCCATTGTAACTCCACCACCGTCTGCTATCTGTATAGCGTCATCGCCATCAGTAAACGCAATTAACGGAGTTTGTAATTCTGTTGTGACTTCAAAGTTTGCAATAGTATCTATAGAGCTTTCAAAATAAGTTTCAAAGTCAGTAAGAGCAACTTGTTTCATTGTGCCGTTGTCATTAACAACAACTCTATCTGCATCGGCTAGTGTTGTAGATGATGCGCTTGTGTCACCATCCATTATGTTAAGCTCAGTATACGTTGAAGTAACTCCATCAAGAATATTTAGCTCAGAATACGTTGCGGTAACTCCATCAAGAATATTAAGTTCAGCAGCCGTAGCTGAAATTGCAGTACCATTATAGTTTATAGCGTCTGCATAGACAGTTCCATCAAAGTAACCATCTTTAAACTCATAAGAACTAGAACCTAAATCAATATCATTATCCGTAGTAGGAAGTATAGATCCGTTATTAAAAGTAAACTGAGTATCGCCACCTGCTGTAATAGTAATGACATCTGAGCCACTAAAAGTTATGGAAGTATTGGTATCTCCGTCACCTGCTATACTATCTAACTGTACAGCACCTACGTTGCTTAGTGCAGCGTCTCCAAAGTCTACAGCGCCTGCTACAGTTAATGTACCTGATACATCTACGTTACCGTTTATATCAATAGTTGTCGCATTAAGCTCAATTTCTGTATCGGATACTAAGTCTAAGACACCATCAGCGCTTTGGAAAATATAAGTACCACTATCGCCAAATTGTAATCTATCTGTGCTGGATAATAATAAGCCAGTGTCAGCTACGTGTGTAAGAGAAACGTCTTGGTCATCACCAAAGTTTATTACTGCACCATCTGCAAGGAATAAATCTGAAAATTCTAATGCGCTTGTTCCTAGTGCTGCTCCATCGGAAGCATCTGGAACAAAGGCTGTGGTTGCTGTTATTGTTGTACCTTGAACTGTACTTGAGCCTGTAACAGCTCCTGTGACTGCTAGAGTACTGGATAGTGTAGTAGCTCCAGTAACTCCAAAGGTTCCTGCTACTGTACCGTTTACATCTACATCAAGTGTATCTATATGTGCAGTACCATCTATAAATAGGTCTTTAAATTCTAGAGAGCTTGTACCTAAATCTATATCGTTATCTGTTACAGGTGATATAACACCATCAGATATTCTAATTTGTTCTACGGCTGCACTAGAGACTTCTACAAAAACTCCCCAACGGTTATTAGTACTATCTGCAACTATTTTATTTAAAAAGTCTAGATCACCTATTGTATGTATATTACCACCTTGAGCAGCAGTACCATCATGTCTATGACCTGTAGACGAGGCACTACTTGAGCTATAAGCAAAGGCATTTAAAAGTTGATTATATTCGTTGTTAAAAAGCGCAGCAGTGATAGTATCTCCATCAGCTATCGAACTTTGTCTAGTATATGTTTGAGCCATAGTTTAGTTCTCTCTTATTTATTATTGTCTTCCCGATGGTCTATAGTTTATATATAATCCGTTTATTGTGTATGGAGCGTTTGTATCGTTACTAAAAATTTTAAAAAAGTTACTGTGTCCACTTCCTACTAAAGTAGCTCTAACTAACGGTTGTTCAGGCGAGCCAAAAGTACTTGTTCCAAAAAGAGCAACAGCATCTCCAAAAATAGAAGGTGTTGCTGAGATAATACCTACGTCAGTCGGCTGTAATCTATCTGTACTGTCGTAATCAAAACGTACTCTAAGTGTAGGTTCTACCGAACCTTCTGGAAACACAGATACTTTAATATGGTCTAAAGTTTTTAAAGTTCCAAAGTCTCCGTAATCATAGTCAGGTGATTGGTATTCTGCGGATACGCTTGTTTCTGTTCCAGCAGGATTAAAACTATTTCCTGTATCGTGATTATAAACATAGCCGTCTCTGTCTCCGTGATATGTCTTTTCTTTACCTGCGTAGTTAAATCCTGACGTTACGGCTGGAGCTTGTATTCCTTGTAGTTCAGCCCACTCAAAACCTCTAGCTGTTAACGTACCTATAATACCTTTAGAGTTAGCAGTAGATGATGAAGCACCACTATAATACATTCTATACTGAGATTTATCTCTAAGTACTACACTACTATATTCAAAAGTAATATTACTATCAAATATGGAGTTTATAACAGGTTGTATTGCTTTACTAATAGTTCCTAATTCTACGTCACCAATTCTTGCTGTACCCGCAATGGTTCTGAAACCATCAGGAGCTAAGAATATCAAGTCACCTGCAAACTCTTGTATTGTTTTACCGTCTACACAACCTACGTTCTTAGTAACAGGAACTATTGCTATTGTACTTGCGTTATTTATATTTTGTAATTTATAGATTGAGTTTTTACAAAATACAAAGAGTTCATTACGAAAAGATTTAAGTCCTACTACTTGATCGTCTAGTACAATACTACCTGAACCGCTGCTTGTAAAATCATCTATATCACTTGTACCACTATAAAAAATAGTGTTTAAAGCGGTAGCTGCACCCGCAACGACTAAATGTTTATTGTGTATTACACAGTATTTAGGATAATGTGTACCACTGACTGTAATTTCTTTTGCAAAATAAGTTCGACTACTTAATGCAGCTCCTGTACCTGTCATCTTAAAATAG